AGGTTTTATTATATTATTAATATCACTAATTATAGGATTTAATATTTTTATAGTATCTTTTGTTGTAACCTCTAATATTATTATATTTAACCCATGGTCAGCCGCTTGATCTATTCTTCGTGATACTAAATCTATTAATAAATTGTAGTCTTTATAAATATTTAAGTCGCACAAGTATTTTTTGTAATTTTCCATTGCAACATAAATTCTACACAAAAACATTATGTTACTATTTGTAGTAATATCTCCACTAAGGTCATAATTAAATTTATCTATACTATCTTTATATTGATTACACCATTTTTCAAACATTACCATGTCAATATCATTTGTTTCTTCGTAGAAATATTTGAATATTTCTCCAGCCCCTAATGATATAAATATATCAGGTGTTAAATAATGTAATAATTTATCTATATATTGTCCAATATTTAATTTATTAATGCTGTGTAATGAACATATTGCTTCTAAAAATGAATATTTATCATTTTGTTCAATACCTTTTCTTAATATTAAACTGTATGTAGTACCTAATTTTGGTGTTTGAATAATTCCACCTTTTATGATTTTGCCACTATTTATATTAAACAATTTATCTAATTTAGCATTTAATAACCCATATTTATAATTTGATAATGGAACTTTTTCGGCACCAACAATATATATAGATTTTGTTGTTGGACCACTTTTATCAGTACTTGAACGATATATTACCTTTATAATATCATTTTTTGTGTAAACATCATAACTAGAATCTGATGATTTATCATTCAAAACTAACCCATTTATAAAATCAGTTTGTAAATGTCCAAATTTTGAAATTATTTTTGGACCAGAAGATGTTATTTTATAGAAATTATTTGTTTTTGGGTCATCATTCGCTAATAATACAATGTTGCCATTTTTTAATGTATTTTCACCAATAATAGTTCCATCGATTAAATCATCTAGAGTTATTTTATCCTTTTTAGAAAATATATAATCAATATCTTGTGTAAAACATTTATCCAAATGTTTTGGAGTATATATACCATCCTTTTTAGACAGTTCGTTTTGCGTTGAGTTACAACATGGCATACATGCTCCATTAGGATGAGATTTAGGTTCCAAAAAACTTGGATATGCTTTTTTTTCTGTACCATACAAATATTGAGTCCATTTTGTTTTGTAGTTATCTATTTTACCACTATCTTTTATATCTGATAAAAAATCTGCTGGATAATTTGGAACACCCTTTTCAGAAGAACCCCAATAATTATCACTCGATGCTATTCTAATTAAGACGGATTCGTTATTCTTTATAGATGTTTTATCCTTTATAATTTTTCCATTACAAAATGGACATGCCGAACTTTCGTTTGTTTTATCCATTTCATCAATTAATTGTTTAGAAGTCAATACTTTTTTACATTTTATACACCATATTCTTGGGCATATATAATTATGTAAATCACGGTTAGATGATCCCCATTTTATAATATTATCTTTTATTTCATCATATCCATGTTTATTTTCTTTTATTATATCTAATTCACGATCAGAAACTAATAACGGTTGTCTCATATTAACAGAACCACATTTTGTAGTATATGATTTATGTATTTTTGATTTATAATCATACAATTTTTTATCCTTTTTACGCATCATTCCCATATAAGATCTAATATTTTTAGGCATAACCGTCGATAAATTTGTAATAATAATATCATTATTATTTTCAGAATTATCGTCTATGACAGTATCTAAATCATGATTCACATCTTTCTCACCCTTTTCTTCAGAATCAGAATCAGAATCAGAATCAGAATCAAACATATCTAATCCTTTTGAAAATGTAGCTCTTTGTATTATTGGTACGCTTATATTAGATATTGCTGATTTTATTACTTTAGGTTTCGATGATTTATGAATTATGCTATATACCAATGTTTCTAACAAATTATATATTTTTTTTATTTCATTTATATCTTTAGCATTTATTATATCAATATTAAACTCATTATTTATTCTACCATTCGAAATTACAATATCTACTGTATCTGTTGAATATTTTAAATCAGCTTCGTCATTGAACTGAATCAATAACTCACTAGAATCTATAGGTGATAAATTAAATAATTTAGTGCTTTCTTTTTCCCATAATTTTTTGAATTCAATAATACCCAATTTATTATTGTTTTTTAATGAAACATAAAAATGTTTAATGTTATTGTATTGTGAATATACATCATTATTTCTGTATTTTAGTGTTATTGTGTTTTCGTTATTTTCTATAACATATCCTAAAAAATAATAGGATTGTAAATGTTTTTTAATCTCTGATAATGATACTTTTTTTGTATCTTCAATATGAATCACACTTTTAGAATTAATACTAATATATGTTAAATTATCATGTACAAACTTAATATTAGAATCTATACGTTTTAATTTAGATATTACAGTATTAATCTTTTCAACAATTTTATCTAACTCATAATTGGTAAAAGAATATTGGGTAAAACGTTCTAATAATTTTATTTCTATCATTCCACTATAATGAATAATCAAACTACAAAACACATTTGCTTTAATTTCAGAAACATCTATTTTTAAAGATAAGTTTTCTTTATCTGGGATATAGAAATCTTCTCTAGAAATATATATATTAGTTTTCCATTTTTCAAGCTGTTTTTTTGATAGTATTGGTTCATATTTATTGTACTCGTAATTGACTAAATATTGTTTATAATCTAACAATTCCCTTTTATTATGAGATTTTTTTTCAAATTTGTGTATTGCTTTTTTATTTAATTTATAGTAATCATTTTTAACATAGTTATTATACTTCATAAATATAATAGTGTCATCTAAGATTAATGTATTATATATTTTTTCTAAATTTATTTCGTTATTGTCATTAATATTAGCATACATTATCACATCGCTATATGTTATATCATGTTGTTCTAATACATATTTATCTTTATTTTTATTATAATTTAATGTATTGAAAGTATCTATATTTATATTAAACGCATTATATATTTTTATATATTCACTCTTATTTTCTTTCACTATATCTAAATTAATTGATTTATAATAGTAATAATAAATATCTTTTATACGTTGTAATGTTTCGGGATCTTCAGAAACATCATTCAAATTAATAAAATGTATCGTGTTGTTTTCAATGTCACTAATATTATCTAATATATTTGAATGTAAATTTATTAATTCATCACTTGGATCTTGATGTGCCACTATTTTTAATTCTGGATCATGAAAATTAATACCATGGTCATTTTTATACATATATCCTAATATATGTGGGAATCGGTGAAAATCTATGGTTGGACTTACATCATCATACTGATTTCTAGAATTTATACCATTTTTTATTTCATTACTTATATTCAAATCATAATACCATAAATGAATATATTCAACTAGTATATCTAATTTTGTAAATAATAATTTTTTAACATCAAGTATAGTATAATATCTAATATCTATATTAAATATATTGCTATATTCTATATTAGGTAATGATTTATAATGTTTTTGAAGTGTTTTATGTTCACTAGAAGATATACTTTCATCTTTTAGTTTAGATATTAATGTATCCAATTCGTGAGTTATACTCGCTATAAACAAATAATGTTCCTTTTTTTCAATATTTTTGAAAATATAATACGACATTAATATATTCATATAAAATATTTTGATATTTAGTGAATTAATTTTGCTAACTATACTTAATTGAAATAATAAATAATGACTAAATAATGACTAAACAATGAATATAATATCACTATTAATTATTTAATGGGGTGTCTGTTATAGTTGTTCCACAATATTTTTCAGGTTTAGCATTATAATCTTGTTTTTTATACAATTTAATTTTTATTCCTTCTTTCAATAAATATCGCATATTATCCCAAAATTCTGTTGTATGACCAATTGATTTAGTCATTAAATGCGCTAATTCATGTATAGCAACAAACATCATCGTATTCAAATCAACCAATTTATTATCACCAGTTTTAGACCTTAAACAAAATACAATTTTATCACCTTTATTAATAGAATACGATGTATATTTGTTTCCTGGAGAACTTTCCGTAATATTATCTGGTCTAAAATTCTTTTTTAATCGTTTAAATGATTCATTCAAGGTATCCGAATTCTCTTTATCATCTATTTTTTTACTACAATGTTCAACCAATTGTGTTAATCTTTCTCTAATACGTGATAATAATAATGCTGCTTCTTCTTTATCTGGTAAATTTCTAACTAGATATTCTACATTTTTATGTTTAACATATGTCACATCAGATGCTTTATCTTCTAAATATATATAGAATATAGAGGCGCATATCAATATAAAGAAAAATGTTGTAAAATCTTCCATTTCTTAATTATATATTATATTATTTTTTTTCAAAAAATTGATTTAAATTTTACATCATTATTTATATTAATGAACTCTTTACGAAATAATAGCCCAATAAAATTAAATTCAAAAGATGATATCGAATTTCAATGCCTAGAATGGCTTGGTACAAATGAATTTAGTAGAGAAATGGACATGACTACTAAAAGAAATAAATCAGTTTACAAACATGTAGTTAAATTGTTTGGTGTCACTAAAGAAGGGTATTCTGTATCAGTAAACAATACTGAATTTAAACCCTATTTCTTTATCAAAGTATCAGAACATTTTACCGATTTACACAAAGTAAAATTATTCAATGCTATCAAAAATAAATTGAAAGAAAATGCCCGGAAAAATAAACAATACAATTCTTATTCTGACGATATTATTGCATTGGATTTTGTCAAAAAAAAAGAATTTTATGGCTTCACAAACAACAAACTATTCAAATTCATAAAAATCACCTTTCATAACTCTATTGTAATGTCTAAAGTAACATATATTATAAAAGAAGGATTAGTTATTCCATCTATTAACAAAATGAAAATAAAATTTAAAATATATGAATCAAACATTACACCTTTTATTCGATTTATTCATACAAAAGAAGTAAAAGCATCAGGATGGGTTAAAATTCCTAGTGGAAAATATACAATCAACCGAGGAAATGACAAAACATCGATGTGCCAAATAGATATTGATACCCACTATGACTCTATTGAACCTGTAGAAAATAATTCAATTGCTCCTATGTTAATCGCTTCTTTTGATATAGAATGTAGCAGTAGTCATGGTGATTTTCCATTAGCCAAAAAAAATTACAAGAAATTAGGTTATGAATTGTACGACAAGTACAAAAAAGTTGCCTTGAAAACCACCTCATCACAACTTGATTGTATCAATACATCTATTGTAGCAGCATTTACAAAATCGCCAAAATTAAACATTGATGATATTAGTTATGTCTTTACATTAGATGATGAACACCCTAACCAAAAATGTATTACACAGGTATCGACATCGATTCATTTAGTCCTACATACTGATGAAAATTACAAATTGCTAGCAGTTGAATTGCTTAAATATTTCTTTCAATCCGACAAAAATGATATTCAAGCATTCCAAAGTTCCTATAAATCACATATTATTAAAATTATTAATGATTCCTTTTCAACTGGTGCTAAAGATAATCCATTGATCAAAACCATTTATACAAAAACAGACAAAAAACCATCACAACGTATTATCGGTGAAGTATCTGTCAAAGCTTTAAAACAAATATATTTGCTATTCAAAAAAATCAAAAAACTGTTTCCAAAAGATGAATTTGAAATAAACAATGAAACAATTAACGACATTATCGCAATTTATCTTACCAATTACAATGAATCCAATCAACATAAAATGACGGCTATCATTGATGACTACGAATTTGATGAAGAATATGCTAAAAATATTACAAATGATATTAGCCTTTGTATCAACATGCTTTACTCCTATTTTAATGAACAATTTCCAGAAGTTGATTCAGGACGTGACACCTATTGTAAAAGAATTATAACTATATTAGACACCCAATTTCCACAAGTTGATGGTGATAAAGTCATTCAAATAGGCACAACTATCCAAAAATATGGGGAACCGGAATGTTATTTGAAACACATAATATCACTTAAATCATGTAGTCCAATTGAAGGTGCTGTAGTTGAATGGTATGATACTGAAAAAGAAGTGTTGTTGGCATGGACTAAATTTATTCAAACATTAGACCCTGATATTGTTACTGGTTACAATATATTTGGCTTTGATTTCTCATTTATGTGGGACCGAGCCGAAGAATTAAACTCATACTATCCTGATGAAAATGTATTAGAAAGATTCCGAAAATTAGGACGCATCAAATATACAACTAAAGAAAATGAAAATGTAATCAAAAATTCACGGTTAGAAGTCAAAAAATTAGCATCATCGGCACTTGGTGACAACACTCTAAAATACATTAGTATGGAGGGACGGATTGTTATGGATTTGTTTAAAATAGTTCAAAAAGATTTTAATCTAGTATCTTACAAATTAGATTATGTGGCGGAAACATTTATCAACGACAAAATTAAACATATTGATGGTGATAAAATGACTATTAATGGTATTGATACCTTGAAAGTAGGACATTTTATCACTATACACTATGGAAATGATAAGAAATATAAAGACAAAAAAATAAAGATTGTAGACATTGATTATGATTCTAATACTGTCACCCTCAATGAACCTATTGATACATTTATATTAGAACATAAACCTAAATGGACATTAGCAAAAGATGATGTCAGTCCCCACGATATTTTTAGACTTCAAGAAGGTGATGCTGATGATAGATGTATTGTGGCAAAATACTGTATTCAGGATTGCGTCTTGGTCAATAATTTGATCGATAAGTTAAAGATTATTACAAATAATATCGGTATGTCAAATGTATGTAGCGTACCTTTATCATATCTATTTCTTAGAGGACAAGGTGTCAAAATCTTTAGTCTTGTATCTCAACAATGTAGAAATGAAGGCTTTTTGATACCATTGATCAAGTATGAAAAAGAAGAAATTGGTGAAACACATGCGACAACATGTAATCAAGAAAATATGTTTGAATATGGTGATGATGATACAATCGAGGTTATCGATAACAATGATGGTTATGAAGGCGCTATTGTATTGAAACCTAAACCTGGGATTTATTTAGATACTCCAGTCACTGTATTAGATTATGCCTCACTGTATCCATCATCTATGA